GGTTTCCTGCTGCCATATATTTTTACCTTCTGTTCTACGATGGACCATACATGAATCGAACATGTGACATACCGCTTATGAGGCGGTCGATCTACCACTAATCTAATGGTCCGTATTATTGGCGGCTTATGTATGCTAAAGAAAGGTTCAAAAAAATTCAATCACAACAAACATCAAGGGGGTTTTTATATATAAATCCTGAAAAGAGCAAGCCGCCTAATCTCTTCCCGGAATTTATAGCAAATAAAAAAGGCGATCTGTAATTAGACCACCTCCAATTCTGCTTTATTTTATGCATTAGAAAAGCACCTCGGAGGGTGCTGTAACTTTTTTACTCTTGTATCACAGATGCAATCTCACCAAAAAGTTCCGATAATTCTAAACATTCTTTCTTTGTAAGCTGATGAGAAAAATAATCGTCACACTGTTCATTTAAATAAAATTTATTATTTTTTAAACATATCGAAAATATCCTATCTTCCTTCATCCTATCTAATAAACACTTATGCCGATTTAATAACTTCTGTCCATTCACAAGCTCCACCTCACAAGATTTCATAATATTCTTTTATAATATTTACTATATCCGACATCGTAACAAAAACATTTTTCCCTTCAAAATTATTTTTATAATTTGCTCTTTGTTTTTCTTTGCTATCCCATACATCAACTTCATCCAACGATAGCCAGATAAAATGTGTTCCATAATCATACGGATAATCATATGGATATGTGTGTCCTTTTGCCTCATGAGCTTTTATAAAAGTTCTATTATGTTTTAAACAATTATTAGCAAATCGTAACCCAGAAAATATTTTCTTATGTTCATCCTTTATTTGTTTTTCAGGAATACGGTCAATACAGTCTGTAACCCAATGAAGCGCAGTTCCAATGGCAAAAAAGCATTCTTTGTCATCAGCATCCTCCGCTGCTACTTTTGAAATATAATTTACAGTCTTTTGTGCACTATACAATAGCATCTGTTTGTTTTCAAACATTTTCCTTCCTCCGTTCTTCACTTTAAAACCTATTTCCATAATACCTTCTTATGCGACATTACGCAACGAAAAAGACACCCAGCAATACCAGGTGTCTCTTCATGGTTTTAAATACTTACGATCGGAGGAACCATCAAAAATGTCTTACCTTGTTACATTTCATCAATTCCAGTTTATACTCTATCACTTTTTATCCGGACATTGTGGGACATTTTCAAAATATCTTTGAATTTTTTTACGGACGTTCTCATCTGTGTACCGGATTCGGCGTTTCGGGAACATTTTGTTCATCTGATCTGCAACCTTTGGATACGATAAATCATCCAGAAAATACAGTCGGAAGATAATCCGCAACTCACTCTTCTCAATGGATTCTATGTACTCTTCCACCTGAATTGTCATTTCCAGCAGTTCTTCTTCCAGCTCTTCAAGCCTTCTGGTTCTCTTTTTCAGCAACTGTTCTTTTCCGGAAATCACACCAACCGGTCTGCCAGTGATCTTCACCGTGCCAAGTGGCTTCTTACCCTTCTTACCACATGATACCGAATCCACAACAATTTGTCCATGCAGTTTATCCAATTCTTTCTGGATTTTTTCAATTCTCCGGCGCAAATCCTTAATCTCTTCTTTCATATCCGCGTACTCAATCAAAATGCTCTTGTCCACCGGTATCCACCTCCGCTGTAATGTCATACTTCTTCGCCAGATATTCTGCAACGCTTACGCTCTGGTAAGCCGGTCGCTTAAATCTCTCCAACGCCTTTGCATCATGCCGGCTCTCCAACTCTTCATAATGCTGCTGTCTATCCCTCCGCTGCTCTTTTCTGCTTCGTTTCTCCTGCAAATTATCACCTTCTATCCTCTGAACACTTCCGGAAGCGGCATCCACGCCACAACCTTATACGGTTCTCCCTGTTCATCGAACCAGACACCTGTCTGGGAATAATACAGCGTTGTTGCCTTATCTGCTCCCTCGATCGTGACCAGAAACTCCGCTGCATATGCACTTCTGACATAAGATTCTATGAACTCCCGTTGATCTGGGAGTCTTTCTGTTGTTGGAATCCATCCGTTACTCATTATTCTCTGCCTTTCTTCATGAAATCTTTGCAAATAATAGTGCTTCTTTGATCTTTCTGTTGTTCTGGCTTGTCATGGATATTTCCTACTACTTCAGCATCAACCATTTTTATCCAGTACCCCAGATCTTTTCTAAAATCTCTTTTCTTGTCCCAGTCTACATAAAATCCGACATGGCAAGTCGTTGTACTGTCAAAGCAACTCTGATATTCGCCAAATTTTACAGGAGCATAATAATCACCATAATGGTATTTAATAATGTCGTTCTCCCATATCTTCCTTCCCTTCTTGTCTGTAAGTCCGGTGTATTGACAGATCGTATCCGAATCAACGAGATAGCCATTCTGTATGCACGTATCTGCATTTTTAATGTCATATATGAACCATGCACCATATCTTTGAATTACATAACCTTCAACCCACTCGCCATTGTCTCTTCTCTTCGCTCTAAAAAGAATCTCTCTATTCATATTCTTCTTACTCTCCTTTCAACGTCCCCAGCACATTCACACCAACTTCTCTTTCCAACTCCTTATTCATCAGCTGAAAATATTCCTCGTCCTTCTGTGCGAAATGCATCTGGTGTAAAACAAATTCCAGATATTTCAAAACTCCCTTTCTTTTGCAATGATAGTTCCGGTACAAATAATCTACACTGATCAGCAAGAAGCAGTTCATTGCCTCTGCTGTGTGTTTGTCCAGTTCCTTCTGACGTTCCTTTTGGAACTCCGGACTATCCATGATCTCTTTGATCTGCTTTCGGAGCTTGTATTTCTTTAGCTGCTTATCTGCCCAACTCATTTATTTAACCTTTCTGCCTACTATTTTTAGGCATAAAAATACCAACCACCGAATATTGATGGTTGGTAGATGAATATTTCTAGTCTTCTTTAATTCTGATGTCGCAAGTACTAAATGCATATACATGAATTTCCACATTGCTGCTTTCTATTTGCGTGCCATTATATTCAACAAAACGCTTCAAGTTGTGAAGACTTACATTATTTAGATTGATTATCTGACCTCTTACATTAGTACCATCTACATTTTCGATTACAATAATCTCTAAATTGTACCTATAGTCTTCTTTTATCTTTTCCAGATCACCCTTATCGCACAGAATAGCATCTATATTTAAAATATGATTTTCTTTACTCGGACCGAATTGTTTAATTTCAACTATCTGATTCATTGCTGTTTGATTCAACTGCATTTTTATTTCCAAATCAAACTTTTCTTCTCCTGGCATCTCAGATATCGTACATCTTACTCTTTTGTTATTATCAAGTTTTATACACATTGGCATTTCCTCCCGTACATTGATACAGAAATTATACCATTCCAACCACCACTATTCAATTGTCAACGTACTGTTTCGATCTTTTTCGACTATCTTTGACTACTTCCCACGCTTAATAATCTTCCGTTTCTTCCTGCTTCCAGTTCTCAGGAACGTACTCCGTTTCCCATTCTTCTTTTTCATCGCTGCATCAACTTCCTTGTAAGATCTGTCATGTCCTCATATTCACGCTCTTCAAAATTCCTAAACTTTCCCTGTTTCTCTGGCTGCTTCTTTGTTTTCGGCCTTCTCTTGCTTTGAACAGGATATAAATTCTTCCATCCACCAGCTGCAGCTTTATTCAGGATTGCTTTCTGTTCAGCCAGATCAGAGGACAATGATAATAAATCCTCTCTCAAAGCATTTACCTGTTCTTCAGAGATCTCTCCCCAGTTCTGTGATCGGACAAGGAGATAGAACTGAAAAGCTGATTCAAGGGAAGAATCGCTGAAAGCGCCCTTATATATATCCTTTTTATTTACTTTACTTTTCTTTGTGTACTTATTCTCGGAATCTTCGGGGTTTTTCCCGGAATAACCACATGCATTTCCAGGATTTTCTTCAAAAAGGGTGCATTTAATAAAAGGTTCCGTGGCTTCCTTTTCTAAAAGCCAGTACCTTCCTACTTCTATCGGATTCTTCCTTGCTCTTTCCTTTACTGCAAGTTGAAACCGCTTCTGTATCCCGGCAGAGGTCAAGACCTTGTCCGAACTAAAGAGTTTGCTATCAAACAGTGACTTCTTTAGCAGGAAGTTCAGGACCTGCTTCACCTTATCTACACTCACCCCTAATTCCGAGGCTATAATATATTCCAAATCATCATCAACCTTTATGTAGTATCCGTTTTTATAGATCTCACACAATAAATAAACATAAATCATGATACCGTCAGCTCTGTACCTCGCCTTCAGTATCTTAATCCGGCTGTCGTTATCAAAGAAATCAGTATCCAAAGGAAAGTATGAAAGACCACTCTTTTTCGGTCTTGCCAACGCTACCACCTTCCTTTTTATCCGGTATACTCCTCAACTGTCACATCCAATCCCTCTACCGCCGAATAACATTTCTTTGCCTGAACCAGTGCGATCTGCGTATCATCGTGATAAGCAACCCCGTTCAGTGCATCTGCTACCACCTTCACAATATTGTCCATATCCGGTTTCTTCAGCGGCAGCTCTCTTCCCTCTAGCATATCAAGCTTCCGTTTCTTCGATACGCTCTTTGGCGGAAGATACCTTGCAATAATCCGGAGCGTCACAGGCTTTTCTCTTTCTAGGAACACTCCCTTTGCCATCTGCAGATACCGATCTTTGATGAAGTTCTCATACAGAACTGTGTTATCCGGTGTGGTGGAACAATGCTTCTTTGTTGCTGCATTATAATATGTCCGTGCTCTGGCTTTTCCCTGCGGCTTTCCCGGAACCGTAAACATTACTGATGCCATTTCCTTTTGCCCTTTCTGCCGGCACTTACACAGCAGATACTGCATAATGCCGGCTTGCTCTCTTATTACCAAGTTACGTGTGATATATTACTTTTAAGGAGATGTCATCAACTATGCGATAATCGTAATGTGGTACTTCTCAAGTTCCTCCGCCAGTTCATATGCCAGATAGTCCTTGATTTTCTTCATGGTTGCATTCTTCCATAAACCACCGTCTGCTTCTACAAGCTTGAAGGAAGGTCCATGGTCACCGTCCTGGATCCGGAATACATAACTGCTCTGTGGCTGCTCGATTTCTGCAAAGGTACGATATGGTCTGAGCTTCACCGGATTCGGTACGATCACATCCGTCTTATTTGCAATCCCGCTCTTGATCGTGGTTTTCTGGCTAACACCATCATCATCGTAGTTCGCTGTTGTTCCTGACTCGATATTTCCGGCAACCTGCTTCAGGACGGTCAGATCATCGGATTCAATGAAGTTTGCCTGCAGCTCGATCAGAAAACGTTCCTGGTCATAATAACGGTCAAACCGGAATTCATTTACAATGGCATCTGCCCTCATAAGCTCCTCCCTGTTGCGTTCGTCCACCAGTCCGGAATACAGTCTTACTTCTGTCGGACTGATCACATGCAGGATCATGGTCTCCCGGAGTTCTTCCGGTTTCCCCTTGATATAATCCACAATGGATGTCAGGGTGTTGACACTCAGGGAATCTGCCTTCGGGAAATAATGATATCTTGTGAGATTTTTATTACAGTATGTATTGCCGTTGATATCAAGCACCTTCGGCTCCATGCTGCCTTCTTTCAGATTTGTGATAAATTCAATTGCTTCTTTTAATCCTTCCATCGTTTTTACTCCTCCTATGCCTGTTTTGCTGTTCTTAAATCAATGACTTTGCCTGCGTGTTCCGGAACTGAATCCGCCACAACTTCTCCAGTAGCTTTATCAATTACTTTTCCATCTACCACTGTAGTTCCTGCTTCTGGTACAACTCCCGGAACGTCCTGTACAGACATCTGTCCTGGAATCTGGTTGCCGATCTCGACTGCTTCCACTTCGCCGGTGCGAAGATCTTTTCCCATGCTCAATGCAGTGACTGCTCCGAGTGCCGGTGCAAGGGTTGTCTTCGTCTGAACTCCGGTTGCAATGAATTTCTTTCCTGATTCGGCTTAAATGCGATCGTTACCGTAATCTTTCTCGCTGTGCCGGCATCCGTGTTCGGATCCTGGATGTTCTTCGTAACCTCTTCGATCGCCCGGTTTACTTGCGCGGTAAATGCTCCGTTTGCAAATGTTTCTAAGTTAATGTGCTGCATAATTCTTTCCCCCTTTCTTAAATCTATCCAAAAAATGATGCCTCAATACCCTTCGGATCCGGCTGCTGTGTTCCTGGCGCTGCCGGCTGGTCTTCCTGGACCTCATTCAGCTCCTGATCGGCTACCACTCCATCATCTTCCGCTTTCACTGCATCTACGTATTCCGTCTTTCCGTCCTCATGGATCACTGCCATGTCCTTGTCAATGGCATTCTGAAGATCGATGCTCATGATTCCCCACTTGCTGATCAGCTGACGGAGCATGGTTTTCAGTGCCATTCCGTCAAAGTCCTTAAACCAGAATGAAGAATATTTCCACATATCCTTTTCCGGAATCTTGCC